GTATTAGATCAAACAGATGTTGCAATAATTTTAGTAAATACTCCATCAAATCAATTTGGAGAATTTTCAAATGAATATATATATCAAGCTGTTGAAAAGATTGCAGAAAAATTAAAAGTTTCAAATAAAAAAGATTTTTTATTTATTATTAGTTCTACTGTTATGCCGTCGAGTCATAAAATTATAATTGATAAAATAGAATCAATATCTAATAGAAAATTGAATCAAGGGTTTGGGTATGCTTATCTTCCAGATTTAGTTGCATTGGGATCAGTCATCAAAGATTTTGAAAATCCAGATTTGTTAATCTTAGGAGAAAGTGAAAAGAAATATGGAGACGTTGCTGAAAATATATATAAACAAATTATTAAAAACGATGCTCCCATTGTTAGAATGTCTATAATAGAAAGTGAGATTACAAAAGTAAGTCTTAATGCTTACATAACTATGAAAATTAGTTTTGCTAATTTTATTGGTAATGTTGCAGAAAAATATAATTGTAATTCTAATAATATTACTAAAGCATTAGGACATGACAGAAGAATATCTCCATATTATATTAAGAGTGGTTTAGCTTTTGGTGGAACTTGTTTTCCTAGGGATACTTGGGCTTTCATTAAAATGTCTGAAAATTTAGGGCTTGATGCTATTCATATTAAGGCTACACAGAAAATAAATGAACAACAAAATGATTTACTTTTTAAGAAGGTAGAACCATATAAAGATAAAATTATTGGAATAATTGGTTTGTCATTTAAACCAGATACTACAGTAGATGTAGAATCTCCGGGGAAGATTTTATATGATACTTTAGTAAAAAATAATTATAAAGTCGTAACGTATGATCCTCTTTTAGAGAACTTACATACTCTAGAAGAATTAATTGATCTTAGCGAAATCATAGTTATTACACACAACAATAAAAAGTTAATAAACAATCAAAATTTTAAAAATAAAATTGTTATTGATTGTTGGAATTTATTAAATTAAAATATGAAACATGTATTTGAGCATTTATTAGATTAAAACGGGAAAATAAAAATTCCAAATTGGGCTAATAGAGTTAAAATTGATGTAAGAACGTCAATTAATGCACCAAATTATTGTAATTTTAGAAAACATTATAAATAAAACTTAAAATATGAAAACTGCATTAGTATTGGGGGCTGGTGGTTTTATTGGAAACCATTTAGTTAATCGTTTAAAATCTGAAGGATATTGGGTTAGAGGTGTTGACATTAAATATCCTGAATATTCTAAATCTTTGGCTGATCATTTTATCATTAGAGATCTTAGAGATGCTAAAGATGTAAAGGAAATTGTTTCTTATGCTGGTTGTAAAAGAGATCCATATCAGATCTTTGCTATGGAATTCGATAAACAATTTGATGAAATTTATCAACTAGCTGCTGATATGGGTGGTGCTGGTTATATTTTTACCAAAGAGCATGATGCTGATATCATGCATAACTCCGCAACAATTAATTTAAATGTTTTGGATTCAATTGTTAATCATATAGATAAAAAACTCCCAAAGATTTTTTATTCCAGTTCAGCTTGTATGTATCCAGAACATAATCAATTAGATCCGAATAATCCTAATTGTGAAGAAAGTTCTGCCTATCCAGCAAATCCCGACTCTGAATATGGATGGGAAAAGCTGTTCAGCGAAAGACTATATTTAGCATACTCAAGAAACTACAAATTAAATGTAAGAATTGCTAGATTCCATAATATTTATGGTCCATTAGGAACATGGCGTGGTGGAAAAGAAAAAGCCCCAGCTGCTATTTGTAGAAAGGTTTTAGAATCTAAAAATGGGGAAATTGAAATTTGGGGGGATGGAAGTCAAACTAGATCATTTTTATATATTGATGAATGTGTAGAAGGTATTAGAAAACTTATGCAATCTGAATTTCGAGGACCAGTAAATTTGGGTTCAGAAGAAATGGTTACAATTAATCAATTGGTGGATTATGCTTGTTCAGTTGAAAACAAAAGTTTAGTTAAAAAACATATATCCGGTCCAACTGGAGTTAGAGGAAGAAACTCCGATAATAAATTAATCAAAGAAAAAATTGGTTGGGAACCTAATTATAGTCTAAAAAAGGGTATAGAAAAAACTTATCTTTGGATTAAAGAACAAATAGAAACGCATCAATAAAATTTTGATTGTCCATTCAATTTTTCCTGCTATGATTGAGTAATGTCAGGAATTTTCGAATACATTGATTCAGTTCTCTACAAAGATAAAACTCTTACAATAGACGATAGAAATTCTGAGTTTAGTGGATACATGCTTAATCGTTGGTTGAGCATGTATTCTCCTGAAATAGCTCATGTTGTTAACGAAAGCTCTAATCGTTTGTTTTCTTCTATTACTACAAAACAAGAACAATACGAATTTCTTTATAACCTATTACCAAAATGTAAAAGGAAAAGAATTGAATATATTAAAAAAGTAAAAGAAGAAGATAGAGAGTTTGGAGAAACAAATGTAGATGCTGTTGCATACAACTTAGAATTATCCAAAAAAGAAATTATAGCTATGCTTGACTCTTTAGATAAACTCAATAAGTAAATTCATGTCGCAAGAATTACCATCACATTTAGATAACTTAAAAGTAAGTAAAAGCCTAATCGACCTAGACGGAAATAGTGAAGGATTTTATGGGTTTGATGATTATGTACTAACATTCGTATTAGATGATGTTATCGTTGTAGAATACGTTGATGAAGTGCAAGACGAAAAAGGTTCGGCTATTAAACGTAATGGAATCTATGTTCCTACCAATGTTAATACAAGAGCATGGAGAAAAGGTAAAGTCGTTATGGTTGGACCTAATGTAAAATATTGTAAGAAGGAAGATATCGTTATTTTCCCAAATAACTTAGGTACAACTGTAGCTAATGTTAAAGTTGAAAAGTATGGTCTCCTTAAAAAAGGTATCTTCTTAAACGAACAAAGAATTTTCGGTATCGCAAAAAAGGATAAATAATATATGTGGCAATAACTGAACATGGTAATCAACTTATTAGTAGATCATCTTTACTTACTATATTATTAACTAATGTATGTGAAGTGGTCTTTGTAAGAAGACATAGACCTGTTCCGGGTAGAATCAAACCAATGGTTGAAAGTAGGAGGATGTTATGTACAAACTCCTACTCTTTGCTTAGATCCTTTTATGGATTAAGATATTTGGGTTATAGACCATTTCAAAATCCTCCACCTTTCGATCCTAGAGCAAAAAATATAGTTATTACTTGGGATTTATTCATGATCGATTATAGATGTATCCCAATGGAGCAATGTTATCTCGTTAGAAGTATAACAGCTGACCAAGCTTTCTGGGATGTTTTCGTAAACAAATACTCAAAAATGTCTTCTGCTCAAAAGAGTATTTTTATGGATAATTAATGATTGATTTATTGTAAAACATCATTAAGTATTTTTAATGGATATAGAACAAGCTTTTATTAATTTCCTACAAAAGGATCTTATATTTTCTGTAGATGGTAGAAATGTAAAAGAAGGTAAATTGATTTTATTTTGTAAGAACGATTATTACATTTCATTCACATTAAAAACTACATCAGAATCTAAAAAGAAATACGAGATTCCATATCCATTCTCATTCAAAATGGGTGATGGTTACATTATATTGTCTTATGAAATCGATAAGATGAGCGATGGGCAAAACGAACTGTTTTACAAATTATTGTCTTTAAATAAAAAGACAAATGCAAAGATCTACAACAACAAGATGGTCATCTTCGATAAAAATATGTCTTGCCATCGTTCATTACATCTTGTAGAGTGATTGGGTGAATTATTTACTCAACTTTCCTGAAGGCTTCAAGCCGACAACACATCAAGAAACTGTTCTCTCTAAAATCGAGAAAGCATTTACTTCTGGTAAGAAGTTTGTTATCTGTTGTGCTCCAACAGGTTCTGGTAAATCTTTTATATCCAAAGCTATTAGTAATAGCGGTAGAAATCCAGATCAAAAGTATTCTGATTACATTAAATCCTATGAAGCATTTGCTGTAGACAGATACGGCAATTTTACAAATACAGATATTGGAGATGATTGTAAACAAAACCCTTTCGGAACAATGGTTCTTACAATTACCAAAAACTTGCAGAATCAGTACAAAGAATTGTTTGATGATATCATGATTTTGAAAGGTAAGATGAATTATGATTGTGCATTGAATCCAAAAAATCCAGTAGAGTTTGGTGAATGCGTTTTCGATAAAAAGATTCAAAAGAATTGTATCAAATGTGATATCTGTCCTTATTACAATGCAAAAAGAGAAACCTTAGCATCCAAACATGCTGTTCTTAATTACAGTATGTTTTTATCTCTACCAGAACACGTTTCTCATAGAGAATATGTTATCTGTGATGAAGCTTCTAAGTTGGAAGAAGAGTTGGTGAATAGATATAGTAAATGCTTAAGCTTTAAAGTTCTTAAACGATTTGGTTATTCTCCAAGTGATGTTCCAGTTTATTCCTATAATCATTTCAATATCTTTCTACAAGAACTTAGAACTAAAGTTTATGAAGAATTAAACAACTTAAGAAATTCTTTTAATAAGAAAAAATCTCAAGCTGATAATGAGATTCGAAAGTTTTCAGCTTTGAATAATTTTAATACTCATTTGAGTGAAATTAATGATCTTTGGAGTGAATGTCAATTCTTGCTTGAAAGAAGAGATGATGGCATTTATTTGACTCCAATCAATGTACAAAATGTAGCTAAAAAGATTTTCAACTGTGGTGATAAGATTCTATTGATGTCTGCAACAATTATTGATCATGCTAATTTTGCAAAACGTTTAGGGATTGAAGACTATGAATATATTGAAATGGAGTCTACTTTCGATCCTAAAAAAGCTCCGATCTACTCTGTTAAAAACTTTGAGATTAACTATAAGAATCTTAAACAAAGATTACCACAACTCAAAAAGTATATTCTAGATATTGCAAAGTCTCATAAGAACGAAAAAGGTATCATTCATACTCATACTATGGAGATTACTGAATATCTTAGAAATAATATTGTAGATCCTAGGTTTATTTTCAGAGGAGATAAGATGACTAATGAAGATATTCTAGCTATTCATAATGATCCTAAAAATAAGAATACTATCATTGTTAGTCCATCTATGACATTTGGTGTAGACCTTAAAGGAGATTTGGCAAAGTTTCAAATACTTGTTAAAGCAGCATTCTTACCATTAAATGATGAACGTGTTAAAACTGTGATGGAATCTGATAAGAATTGGTATGTAAATAAAATGCTAGATGATCTTATTCAAGCCTGTGGTAGAGGCGTAAGATCCAAACAGGATGAATGTATCACTTACATTCTGGATTCCAATATTACAAACAATGTTCTAAGATATAAACACAAACTTCCAAAACATTTTCTAGATAGGTTCGTCTAAAAAGTTCCTTTATCTATGATGCCATCGTAAATTATTTCGGTCTCTCCAGATAAGGGAATTACGTTTATTTGGCCATTCATAATTTGATTGGCCATTCCTTTTCCATAATAAAGAACTTCTCCGACTTCATCAAATGCCATCTCTCCATTATTTAAAGTTTCTGGAGGTCCAGCAGGTCCAGTCTTTTTTCTTTTTATTCTGATAACACATGTTGACATATAAATATTTAGCATGGATGTGGAAGTCAAACCAACAGAATTAATATCTGTTAAATCGATAAAAGATTCGGATTATATACTAATTTCTTATCTTAGATTTTCTTATAAGGTACTTGCTTCGGATTTTTTTAATTACGTCAAAAATTATATATCAAACTCTTCTGGTAAACCAAAACTAACCTTTTCAAAGCCTAAACTAGGTTCTTTGGATAAAACATTAAATACTTCTAACTTTATTGAAATAAAGTGTGAAAGTCCGTTGCCAGTAAAGTATAAATGGTATTTTAATGGAGTTCTAGTTCAAGAAAATTTTACTGGAATATATAATATCGAAAGCTTATCTACAGATCATTTCGGAAACTATTTTGTAATAGCAGAAAACGAAAATGGTTATAGTGTAAGTGAAGTTTTAGAATTTAATTAATTATGATTATAAGTGACCTTCCAGATTTAACAAATATAAAAGAAGATTCTTATTTGCTAATTAATAAGGAAAACTCTTTCTTTAAATTAAAGCTGCACGATTACTTAAAATCGTTTAAGAAAACTCATGTATTTCATGATAATACTCCATTAGTAATTACTAAACAACCATCAATAGACTTTATATCTAATAATACTAGCATTAAACTATTTGTTGAATGCAATTCTTCAAATGTTAAATTTCAATGGAAAAAGAATGGATTAGACATTCCAAATGCGAATTTTAATTATTATACAATTCCTAATTATAGAGATGAAGTAGACTTTGGTAATTATTCTGTTTTAATTACTAATGATTCTTATTATGTATATTCTGATGTTGTATATGTTAAAATTACTGAAGCAATGAATCTGTTAAATGGTCCATACTCTACTGGATATTATTTCAACTCAACTAAAACTGATACTGATTATACTAATATTACACCTACTCAAGCTGTTGATGATGGTAAGTATTATACTTATATTAACGGATTACCATTCTTAGCTAGTGGTGGATATTCAACTGGATATTTCTCAAATGGTACTATAGATACCACATTTAATAATGTTGTTCCTTTTGATGCTAGTGATAGTGATTTATTTTATATGTATGTAAATGGAAAACCATATCTAGCCGAAGGAATATATTCTACTGGATATTTCAAAAAAGGTTCCGTAGATACAACATATACTAATTCAAATCCTCAAACTACTATTGATAATAATTCTTTATGTACATATTTGAGCGGTATAGCTTATCCATTACATGGTGCTTAC